CTGCAAATTGAGGGCGTCAAGGGTATTGTCGATGAATGTATCAATATCAGAACCTACAGATTCGCGAATGCCATGAAGGCCAATCTTTTCTCGGCCGAAGTCACGAGTAAGTTCGAATTTAATACACTGAGCGGCATAGTCTGTATCTACTTCGTCATAATAGTCAGTAATAATATCCAGAATTTTACCGATATATCTTTCAGTATCGACACCAAGAGACTTGAGCTTTTTCAAGACCTTTGTGGCGTACTTTTCAAATTTTGTCTTAAAAAATGTTGGAGTTTTATACATTTTATCCTCTTCTATTATTCTATTTATAAAAAAGACCGGTTTTACCCGGTCTTGAATATAAATGTCCAGAACTATTAGGTTGTAACCATTTCGAAGTTCGAATAGCTGAATGTACAGTTACGAGTAACCTTGCCTTCCTGTTCAGCACCGAGGTCAGAAGTAGCGATAGTCTTCGGGAATACACGATAGAGAACCCACTTGATAGGGAGGAGCTTCTTCAATGTGGAATCATAAAGAAGAATTTCAACCGTAGCGGTATAGTCCTTAGCGTAGTTAGACGAAGCACCACCAGTTACACGACCGGCCACATCAATATCATTTTCAAAACCCTGGCTGAAAAGCAAGTTAGCCCAACGGTGCAAGGCGATAGAAACGGACAAATCCTGGAATTCATCGAACTGAACGGTGAATTCACCTGCGACCGTGGCCTTACCCGGATATACAAGCTTAGAACCCATGTAATGAGTTTCGATAGTATTGAATTCCTTCTGAGGAATCGTCATAGTCTTAGCGCAGAGCATCAACTCTTCGGTGTCAAGAATATCTGAAAGTGCGGAACCCTTCTCGTACAAAAAGTTAACCTGAAATAGATATTGCTTAACGAGGTCTGGCTTATTTACAATGCTTGTCGTAAAAACCGACATATTATTTTGTTCTGCCATAAAAATCTCCTTAATTATTTAAGCTTTGTATTATTTATAGAATTATATAATATCGATATTGAGTCAAAAATCAAGAAAATTTCATTTTCGGGCAGTTCTTCTGAAATTCCTGATATAAATAATATATAGTTTACATAAGTGAGTGAGTGAAATTTCTATATTTTTGTTAATTTTTAATTTTTAGGAGATTCTATGGCAAAATATACAGTGCCCGGAATTAAATTTACGGAAATCGACAATACGATCCGTACCGAAACCGAACCAGGTTTAGGCATTGGCGCTATCGTTATGAAGTCCAATAAGGGTCCAGTTAACCAGCGTATCGTTACCCGTAACTATAATGAATTCGTAGAAGTCTTCGGCGAACCGGAATCATTGACCGACTACGGTCACTTCGCTGCCGAAAACTATTTCGCAAATTCCACCCAGCTTTATGCCGTTCGTGCAACCATGGGTGATGAACAGTACGCACAACTCCAGTTTGCTTATCCGGATGCAACAATCAAGAATACCGATGACAATACTGGTGTTTTTAAATATGTCGACTCTCAGGGCGACTATCAGTTAAATCTTATTCCGAAGCTTAGTTCAGTAGATACTAATCTTGACCCGCTTACCGGCGACGAAAACGGTGGTGAATGGCAGTTGCCAGATCCAACTGTCAAAAAGGCTGAAGATAATTTCTATCTTTTCCAAGAAGGTCGCTATGACATCTTTACCGATATTCTTTCCAAGAATACCGATATTGTTGTTTATAAGCAGCTTGCACAGAAGCCAAAAGATAACCCGAATGTTTTGAAGGGTGTTCACGTTAATTATCCAAAACGTTTTGATGGTAACATTTCTTCTGATGACGAACTTATTTTCACAAGCGCAGCTTGGGCAACAGGTTCTGTTGCTTCTGGAATGATTACTTTCTTAACTTCTACTCAGGGTGGCAATGGCGAACGTGAAGTTGCTATCACCGTTCCTGCTGACGATACCTTGAATAAGGCTCCGACAACTATTCAGTTCTGGGGCAAGAATAGTGAAGTTAGCACATGGGCACAGTCCGGTGTTGCTTATAAGGATATTTTCACCTCCGCAAACTTCTATGACCCGAATCATTTTATCGATGGCAATGCATGGACTCCAGCTGCAACCAGCGGTTATCGTGCTGCTGACGCATATAAGATGTCTATCATTGACTGGGAAGACCCAGATACTCCGAAGGCATACTATGTTGATGCTGATACTATTGATGATGGTGTAAATGATTATGAGAAGGGCACCGTTTCTGGTATTTCTTATACCGAATATGGTTATGTTGATGAAACTCATGATATTGTTAGCAACTACATGGTTTCTGAAATTACTGATGCTGCTCATAAGACCGAAAACATCTTCTCCGCATGCAATGTTTCCGACATGTATAAGGATAACGAAACAGAAACTTATGACCCGATTACCAACTCTACTACTACCCCACGTCAGATTATTCTTCGTGTGATGGATGATAACGGTGTCAACGACGTTTCTGAAATCAGCAATTATACATACTTGCGTTACGTAAGTGTTCTCAACAATCTCGATATTGTCGAACGTATTGTTAAGGACACTCCTGCACAGATTCAGAATAAGTTGAATAAGACTTTGTTCTACCTCATAGCTGACGATGTTGCAGGTAAGTTTAAGAAGGTTCCGGTATTTGCTGCTGACCCTGTTCAACCGGCAATCAACCCGATTACTCCGGAATATACTTACTACACCAATGGCGAACGTAAGACTGTTGACAACATTGTTGCAACTCCGACTTCTTATCTCGTTAACTCAGTTGATAAGACTTATGCCGAAGGTTATACCATCTTGACCCAATCTGAAGACGAACCTGGTAACGGCGATATTGAAAAGTATGTCAGCCTCCCAGACCAGCTCGTTATCGCTTCCATCGGTCCTGGTAAGTATGGTAATGACGTCGGTGTTTCTATCATCACTACTGAATGTGCCAATATCAAGGCTCTCCAGCATCAAAATGCTTTCAACTGGAAGTATGCTTACGATGATGAAGACTTGGTTGACAAGGACACTTCTGATATTGACCAGAACCCACAGGATTTGACTTGGAAGAAGGTTTTCCGTATTAACGTTTATGTCAAGAACAAGACTCAGACCGCTGCTGGTGCTTGGGGTACCGGTATGGATGCTCTCTTGAAGGATCCTGCTGAATCATGGTATGTTTCGACTGACCCGCTTGCTAAGGATGCTGACGGTAATCCGCTCTATGCTCCGACTGTAATTAACGGTCACTCCGATTACATCTATGTTTCTCGTAACTCTGCTGGCACAGCTATTGACTGTAAGGGTAATTACCGTCAGCCAAAACAGACTTACTCTGTTTACGCTCTCAACGGTGGTCGCAACTCTCAGAAGAATAACATCTCTGAAAAGACTGCTGCCCTTAACTTCTATCGTGACCGTCAGAAGGCAGATTTTGACATCTTATTTAACGTTGATGCTATTGATACATTCAATGGTCGTCAGCGCTTCAGCGCTCACCAGCGCAAGATTGCTGAAATTGCTGCAAACCGCACAATGGATATGGGTGTCGTTCAGGTTACTTCCAAGGCTGCAAAGACTTGTAAGGCTATGATTTCCGAAGCTAAGATGTTCAGCTTTGCAAACGGTTCGTATATCGCTGAATACGGTGGTTACGATAAGTATTATAATGCTGCTCTCGCTGCTTGGATTTACTTACCGAAGTCTGTCGCTGGTGCTTGCGCAATGGCTCACTGCGATACTTTCGAATATCCTTGGATGGCTCCTGCTGGTGTTGCTCGTGGTACAATCCCGTACACAACCGGTCAGTTGCTCCGTCTCACCGATAACGAAATCGGTCAGCTCTACGATAACAACGTCAATACAACCCGTGATTGTGGTGGTTATGGTGTCGTTCTTTGGGGTCAGAAAACTGCTCTCAAGAAGAACAGCCTCCTCAACCGTATCAACGTCCGTCGTTGCTTGAACTACGTTGAAAAGCAGCTCGAAAACATGATGACTCCGTACCTCTTCATGCAGAACTCCGTTAATACTCGTTCGTCCGCACGTAACGATATTGACTCGTTCTTACAGCGTGTTAAGGCAGCTGAAGGTATCGAATCTTACGCATTGAGCGTCACACAGGATCCG